TGAACTATAAAATATAAAGTTATTTAAATCCGAATAATCAATATTTAAATCAATACCAGATAAACTTCCAGAAAAATATGAATCAACAATTTGTTGTGATGTCTGTATAGATGATCCTAATAAATCACTCCATGTTTTTAAATTTGTCTCTGTCGATGTATTATAAATTGCACTTGCTTGCCAATTCGGATTTGCTAATGTTTTGAATTGTGGTTGCAATTCATTTACCGCTATAGCGACGGTATCAATATATGCAGATTTTAATTCCTTAACAACCCAACATTTAAAATCTACTTTATAAGTATCAGGTAATGGTTCTGATAATTTAACATATAAATAATCACCAATTACTACACTATTAACAAACATAACCGTTTGATTGCGGCTAAAGTTTAATAAATATGTTTCGAAATATGTAGATTTTGTATGATTACTCGGCCTTGTAACTGTATTAATATAATTAGTAATCTGTGATAGAAATTTAGGATTACTGTCAGAAATCGCACGTAATCGAATTTCAGTACGATCTGGAGAAATTTCATCTATACGAATATATTGCTCATTATAATCTCCTATTAAATTTTCAAAGAAATTAACAACAAATTTAAATTTACCAGCATTTAATTGTAATTGACTTAATTCATCGTATAAATTAATTGCTACAGGAGAACCAGAAAATTTAATTAATTTATTAGTAATAGAATCTCGATATTCCGGTAGTTTTTGTATTTGGGGTACTTGGTGGTTCCCAGTAATCCACGAATCTCCAGAATAAAAATGTATTTCATATTTACGATTGGTAACGTTATCTAACTGTGTAATTGTAGGCGATACCGCAAAATCGTAAGCCATTAATTTAGATTTTGACGGATCAAACCGATTGGCAGAAACTGAGTTTATAGCAGCCTGTATTGCATCGGTATTTTTATATTGGTTTAACATCTTTATTCTCGTCCGTCTATTATTATAACATCGTTAAGTTTTAATGTTGTTTTATCACTAATAGAAATTACACCAGTTACCCCATTTTCTGGGATATCAATTAATTCTATACGCCATATGGTAACATCACCCGAATAAAAAGATGGATTACCACATTGTGCTTCTACAGTAAATACATCATATTCGGATATATTGTTTACATCTAAAATATACTCCATGGATAAAATAGCATATAGTCCCGCATTATAGTCGCCTTTTGTCTCTGTAGTCAATGTTCCTAAGTCCGTACCACCATACCAAACTTCAGGATTTCCACGCTTTAATCTCATTTGAATACCAGTATTTAAAGCAGCTACTAATGGTACAATTTGCATTTGTATGAAAAATCTAATAGTCTTATTTCTAGTTCTTATAGTATCAATCACATCCGGTGTCAACGTAAACGTATACGGGGTTACTTGATTGCCACCAGTAAATTGTAATGGTGTAAACCCTCCTATTGTAGCACCACCATTAGTAAACCACGTACTTGGATATGATGTATTTAGTCTATACCACGGATCTGGAACACCTTGTGGACTGTCTTTATATGGTATAGTATATCTCGTAGATATATTATCAATTTCTATAGGATCCGGTGCATTCGGTATTGGATTATCTGCAGTTAAATTGATATCTAAATCAGCATTATCATCAATTACATCGATAGTTGAAACTGGGAATTTATAATATTGAAAACTAGTATCAATAACTCGCAACACAGACTTTGTTGAAATATTAACAACCATTGGTTCAATAATTAAAAGTTCATTCATACCAGCAGACTGTTGTATAATAATGTCGCCTGCTGTGTTCCTAGGAATAATATTTATATTATCTGACACATAAGTTAATCCATTTGCTTTATATCGAGCAAATTGGTCTAAATCAACAGATGTAGCATCACTTCGTTGCTGTGGAGCAGGATTAACATTAATATTTTTTTCCATTATCTAACTACTTTAAAATAAATTTTGTCATCGACAATTTGTTCGGTAAATCCATCTACAAGTTTTAGTTCTATACGATAATAACGTTCTGGCATAAAACTATTCATATCAATATAAATGAAATTACTGGTGGTATCACAACTTACTTTATTATAAATATTATCATACGGAATTATGGCTTCATCTGTAGCGGCATCATAAACTGCATAATATGTAGTTGTCGGTAAAAACTTAACCTGTTCCATCGGAAACAAATTAGTTGGAGATTTTTGTGGATATTTATCGCGAGCATATATACGAATTTTACTAATCTCAGTATCTTTATATGCTGGTTTAATATGCGAATAAATTACATATGATTCTATATTTGCTGGAGTTAATGATCCTGTTGTAAATGTGCTGTTATCCCAATACATTGTGATTTTAGGGACATATATGGTATGGGTTTCGCGACTAAAAAATCTAACAACTCCAGCAACTGCAGTATTTAATTCATCTTCATCTGCAAATTGAAGCAAGAAACCATAATTTGGTATAGTATAACCATTACTACCAGATATCCAAACTTTTATAGAATTAGTTACATCAATATTTAAATCTGTTGTTCGATGTGAAAATGATTCTGAGTTAATTACTCCTAGAGAAGATCCGGATCCAGATAATGCCATCCAACTTCCACCCGCTCCGCTACCGGAGGCATAAAATGAAGATGAATTAATACTAATATTTTGACTACTAGATATCCACGCGGCACCTGTCATTGGAGTATTCCACGCAACCCCATCTAATGTTAAGTTAGATTCTTGTCCCGTTCCATTTATCCAATCTTGGGCAATTAATTTAGTGTAAATTGTATAATCAGATGGTAGATTTTTTGCATGAGATGTATATAATTGCAATACAAATTTACAAGCATCGATTGTTGTATTATATTTGGTTAATGCTGATGTAATTTCATCCATATCGAATTTAATAACACTTCGAGATTTTAGTAATGTATCTCCATCATTATTTAATCGCTTACCAATTTCTAAAATTTCATCTAACCCTGTATTATATTCGGAAGATACTTCATATAACGTAGCATCTTTTTTTGCATAAAATATTCTAAACATTTAATTCCTTTTTTATAAATATTTAGAAAAAATAAATCAGTAACTTACAACGCGACCTTTGATATCTTGTGATGGAAATTTAACTTCGAATATGCTAGGATCTAATGATGGATAAATTACACCATTTTTAGTAGCAGATGATAAATCATATGTGTTCCCGGAATATCCTAATGCATTATCATATAAATTTGAATATACAACCCCAATAACTGATTGAACTCCTTTTATATTAGATAATATCATATTCACATCTGATTTAACTATAGGTTGATTAATTTGCCATTTAGTTACATCAAAATGATTTTTTAATGTATTAATACATTTTAATAAAACTTCATTGCTATTATAATTAGGCAACACTGAAATTTCAAAATTTAAACCTATATTAATTATAAATGCATCTTTAATATTTACAGCATCTGTTAATATTCTATAATAATTTAAATATGTTTTTAAGTTTTCTTTAACTGCACTATTTAAATTAACTAGTTGTTTATTTGAATTAAATCCCAATACATATAAATTCATTGCTAATGGATTAGCAATTCTAGCGGCAGTATAATCTTCTTGTGAAAGTTGATCATCTGGTACTATGTATGCTTTAGCAACATTACCAAATTTAGCTGGCATTGAATATGATCGAACAATATAATCTTCCCTAGTCACTAATCTATTTTGAGTAGCAAAATTACTTAATGCATTATTTTTTATTTCTGTTATAGATTCAGCCGTAGTAGCACCACTTGCTGGAGCTGGATTATTAACAGTAACAGAATTCTTTGCAAAGTTAGTCATTGCAGCATTAGCAGTTGAATTAACATCATCATCGTATTCTACAAAATTAACTGTATTTAATGTGTTCGCAGCAACATTATCAGCAACCCCATTTCCAATAGTATATTTAACAGTTAACGTAGTATTTGACGGTGCCTGTCCATATGTTCGAGTATATAAAAAATTTGATGGATCTATATCGATATCAATACTTCTACGAACTCCAGCCAATCCATTACCAACATTATCCGGGTTTGGAACTATTTCTTCATCATTATTATCAGATATACCAGCACCAAATTGCATTTCTAATTTATTATCACTACGGGTTTTAGTTATAAATCGTTTAGATGCCTTTTTCATTTTTAATAAACTAGGAGACTCTGGTCTATACATGTATAAATCTGGATCATTTTCTAATAAATTAGGAACAGATTCGAATATTGTATCTTGTGCTAAATATGGAACTTGGTACCAAACATCCCCATCTGATTCGGTAACTGAAATTATTTCAATAATATTAGTTTCACTTAAAACTACTTTATCATACGGTATTGGTGTAGTAAATGAAAATGATGTTGTTTTTATCTCGCCAGATACTGCCTTAGCCGTTTTCTTTAAAAGATAATATATTGGTTGTTTTGTAGAATCATCTGTTTCATATATAGTAACCTCAGTCGGATCATATGATGATGAAAATCCAAAATCAACCAAATCTAAAGTACGAAATACAGCAGAACCATTTTTTTGTTTTATCTGCATTCCCGGTTTTATAGATAATACATAATTATAATCTGGTCTAACATTCGTACCAGATCCAATTGCTGGAACTAATTGATATATGTCTAAATCTGAATATGCAGGTGTTACATTTTTTGCTGTATATCCTAATGAATAAGCTAAATCAAATATATTTGAACGTTCCGATGCTTGATCTAATAATGATTCTTTTAAATTAGTATCAGCATAATACGATAACACATCTCCAACATATGATGCTAAATCTAAAAATAACATACCAGGCGATGCTTCATTAAAATCAGTATATGTTTGTGGAAAATATTGTTTAGTAAAATCTATCAAGTTTCGTTTAAACTGGGTAAAATCTTTTCCTAAATATGTTACTTCTTTTTTTGCTTCCATGTCATCGTTTCTTATGTAATTGATAATACACCATCGGTATCTGCGGTTATTGTAATGCTAGCTGTGCTAAAATTATCAACATAAAATGATAATGTTATTTTAACATTATGTTGTAAATTAGGATCATCTTCATTTGTTATTATATCTAAAGTATCTATAGTAATATAAGGTAACCAGTAATTTATTGGTTTTGTTAATATATCAGAAATTTCTTGTTTTAATGCCGAAACATTTGGCTGAAATATAATAGCTAATAAATCAGTTCCAAAATTTGGCTCCATATATCGCTCACCCTTACGAGTTAATAATAATGTTTTTAAATTTTGAATAGCTTGGGTATCTGAATTATATATAGGACTAAACATAGGAGTTGTATCAGCAGACGATACTCCTAATCCAATTGGAGCTATATTACTAACAACAGAATTAATATTAATGATCTGATATGACATTAATTACCTTTTTTATTATTTATTGCTTTCATTAAAGCTGAATAATCTCTAGTTAACGCTCGTTGTACTTCCGGAGCAACATCATATACCTTACCAGTTTCAGGATCTTCCATATTAGTTGGTGCAGTTTGCTGTCCATTTTGACGCATCATACCAAATCCCTGTGCATCTGCTGACGAAAATCTTAATTCATCCATTCCTTCATTCATTAATTCAGTATATGATTCTAATGCATTTGAAGACTCGGATATCAGATCTGTTTCATTTAATACATCTGCCCATTTGTTTTCACTAAATTGTGGTCTTTTACTAGATACTGGAGATTTAGTTGGGGCAGCTGACATAGTTGCTTTAATTGGAGTTTTTGGTTGTGCAATTTCTGAAATAGTAGATTTTAATCCTTCTTGCAATATTTCAGTTAATTCTTGCTTAATCACAGTTTTTAGTTCTTCGCGAACTACTTTACGTAATGCTGTTATAAAAGTTTTTTGGTCCATAGTACTTATTTTTATATAAATATTGTAATTATTAATTTACGGGCTATTCCCAATTGGTTATTGACATTTTTGGTCCATATATAATAGATGTTGTTGTATCTATATAATAATCACCTACTTTACCTAGATCTAATGACGGTAAGCCAGCATCCTGATATACTTTGCTAGGTGCTTCTTCCAATGACGTTAGCAAGTCTCTTTGTTGGGTTATAAGGTCATGTATCGTAATTGATCTATAATCTAAATCGTCATTTGATACATTGTCGTCATTGTAAAAGTTAGTTGCAACTAAATCATTATAATCACCACCAAATCCATCACCACCAAATCCATCACCACCTGAGCCATCACCACCTGAGCCATCACCACCTGAGCCATCACCACCAGAGCCACCATTCACTGCACTATTAGGTAATTCAACTGTCGGTACATCACCATTACATACATTAGATAATTTTGATATTGCTGATGTTAGTGGAGGTATTATAGTTTGTAATTTACCAGTTAATTGTGCCGGTACTCCTGCAAATTGCTTTAATGATGCAATTGCATTTACGATAGTAGCATCTTGAATAGCCGTTAGTTGAGTTGCAATAAATACCGGTGCAGTTACTGGATTACTTAATTGAGCTATAGTAATTGCAGTTTTAACTCCCTTTGCAATAGTTACCAATTTCTTAACCGATTCGATTGATTTTTGTATTTTAGGAATTTGAGCTTGTACTTGTGTTAATTGTTTTTGTATAGCTGCTAATTGAGATTTCATGTGCTCAACTTGCGGATCATCGCATTTTATATTAGCCGGCATTTTAGTTGAATCTTGTACAACTTTATTTACTTGAGTTAATAATTTATCAGTTTGGGTATCTATTTGTTTTATTATTATATCAACCGCTTTACCTGGTAATTTAGGTATAAAATCTAATGGTGGAACTATTGATGCCATAACGAATCCTTAATATGTATTTTTTTGTATAAAATATTTTGAACTTAAAAGCTCATTTAATAATGTTTGTGCGTCTTTTGCATATGATGCATTATTAATATATCCGCCAATTGGGGCTAGAGTATCTCCAATTTGAACACTAGACTGTAATTGATTAATAATTTTTTGTAATATCTGCAATAATACTTGGCCATGTACCATTGATTCATTTGCTTCATCATTTCCTAATTTAACTTCACCTGTAGTATTCAATATAATACCAATTGGCGAATCTAAAACTACAACATCTGTTTTAGCTTTAAGAACAATTCGATCAGCAACCCCGATAAATTGTGATTTTGCAAATTCAGATTCATTAGGATAAATACAACTAAGTGAATTTCTTTTTTCAGCATTACCTAATAATAAATTAGGAATTTTTTGTGTGCTAGTTAAATATAATGATGCATTATCAGTTTGAATATCTTCAGATACAAATTGTTTTTGTGGAAGATTTTTTTGTCCATTTGATAATATAATTATCGGATCTCCTTGTGCATTAGCCCCTTTCCACGGAACTGGTATGTTATAATGATCTTGTGGCCCAGTTAAATCAATTGTACTGCTAAAACGTATACTATTACCCCATCTACCTTCAATTATTAAGTCGCCTTCATATGGCTGTAAAGGGGAAACTGACTTGCGATCGAAATTTTTACCTGGTTTAATTTGATCAATCTTTTCTTGAGATAACGAATCAGATATTCCAGGTAACATGTTTTCGTTCATTGATGATTGCACATCAATCGATGTTATATAATACCAAACTTCCCGGCGTTTAATCGATGTAGATTCCTGATTAAATGTTTTATAAATCAAAACAAATTCACCAACCATTGGAATTTGTTTAATATTAATATTAGATGGTTTAGCTAAAATTATTTTTTGATTAAAATATTTACTACATGATCTAACACGCAATGCAAATAATTCTGAAACATTGCTATTATCTTTATCTGGACCTATATAGTTATAAGTACGATCATATTCTAAAACTTCTGCAACATCAAACTCAACGCCATTTAACATTATTCATCCTTACTTAACTTAGACTTTGCCGCATTAATACGATCATTTAATAATGTGTCTTCTTGATTGATACTATCAATTTCATCTTCCAATTCCGCGGATAATGTAGTTTCTGCCAATCTTAAAAGTTGTTCTTTTTCTTCATCACTCAATAAACCATCGGCACCCGATATGGTTTGTTTGGTTGAAATGTAACGTTGAACAATCGCTGTTAATTTAACCAAGTGGTCATCATTCTTAACAGCGACATCTAAATATTCTTTAATTAATGGGACAATGACAGTTGCATCCGACGCATTGCGAATTAATGGTTGCAACTGTGCTATAAGCTGATTTATTTGTCTATCTTTTTTTTTGGAATTATGATAAACATCGGACATTAAATCAGCAAAACTGGTTCCTTTAAATAATTCATCGTTTTTGTCCATATGTAAACTCCTTTAATATAAATATCAAAAAGGCAATTTCACAAACTCTTCTCGTTCGTATTCAATAAACTTTTCGGTATATATTTGTTTCAATGTTTTAATAACACGAGTAATATTGTTTGTTTCTAAACCGGTACGTTCTCTTATAAAAATATACAAAGCTTTTTTATTGAAGTCTTCGATATTTTCTCTAGTTTCAAAAATATGAAGTACTGAATCTGCTACATGAATATCAGTAGAGTTAGTAAATATATAATTTAAATTTTCATAACAATAATCAATATAAGCATCCATAAAATATTTTAATGTCTCACGCATTTCGATATTATGCATTTCTGTGATTATATTTCTTTGTTCATCAATATCTAATTCTGTTTTATCAGATTTCAATTTACTATAAGCTTTTTGGTTCTCAGCTATAATATAATTAAAAGTAGTTCTAGTATAATATGAATATGCTTTTCCTGCATTTGGATTAAACTTGTTTAATCGTTCTGTCAAATATGTTACAATGTCAGCCTGCAAATCTAAGAATGATGAATCAATGTATGCTGGTTTCATTTTATTAATCAAATTCTCTGACAGTTTCATGAAAGCCGGATAAATGAATCTACGATATATTTTTTCTCGTAATATTGCATTATCTTGTACTCGATTATATGCTAATATTCCTAATTCGGTAATTTTTGTAAAGTAATTATTACTTTTCTTCGCTCGCTTCGCCATTGAATTGATCTTTAAGTTCGGTTATTGTTTGTAATAGTAATTGGAAAGTGGTTCCGGTTTCATCTTCTGCTTCAAATGCACCTTTATGATCTATTTCCTTAAGTGTAT